CATATCTTTTTGACTTAATCATCTTCTTCAATGTCAAATAAATCTAAATCTGATAACTGACTAAGCCTTAAAGCAAAAAATAAACTAACTGCACTAAGTATAGATATTATTAATAATATTAGTATGATTATTTTCTTTTTCATTTTGCTATTGTTGCTCCACATCTTAAACAGGCTGCATAATTTTTACCAGTAAATGGGCAAGATCCAGCATCAACAAGGTTATGTGATTTTATTTTACAAATAAAAAATAATGCAATTTGTTTTATCATTTTATTGCCTCTCTAGTTATTAAAACTATAGCACCACATTCTTCTAAAGCCTTTTTTAATTTTACAACATATTGTAGTGCTGATATCTTATCATCATGGACCATATGCAAAAATTTTTTTTCATCTAATTTTACCGTAAGAAAGTGCTCATTGTCAATAATTTCCACGCCAAACCCTTTGGGTGGTGTAATTGAGTGTACAGCCTTACGCATAACATCTGTATACATTACTTTCTACCCCATTGTATATAATTCCATCCACGCTCATGTGCGTAGTATATAAATATTTTAACTACTGTTTCCCAAAAGGCAATCGTTACAGAGAGAGCAGCATTTTTTGTAATAACATAAGCCACCGCAACAGAAGAAGCAGTTCCCCATATGCGATAACTTAATGCTTTAACAAATGATCTAGTCCTTGTTACTTTCATTATCTATATCCTCTTCAAACATATTTTTGACAAATCTGTCTTCTGCATCTGCGATACCTTGACCAAAACTAAATACCCAATTCTTTACGTTTTTCAGTAGCCGAAATAGCATGAATGTCTGCCCCCAAATCTATTTGTTCAATTTTATATCCAACATCACGACCATAGACAATGTTGGTAATGTTAGGTAATCTCAATACTAATGAACCATCCATAAATTTATCTTTAGCAATATATTCTTTTACTTGATCAAATTTAAGAGGATCTTTCTCACTTGTATTATAAGTGTTACGTACTCCAAGAAGTACTTGACTTGTTCTCTTTTTTGCTTCTTTATAAAGAGCATGGTGACCCTCGTGCCATGGCTGATACCGACCAAGCATAAGTGTGGTAGGTGCAGACCAATCATGCAAACTAAACTTTTTAATTAGGTAATCTACCTCTTGTTTAAGTGTGTAGTTTGCTGGAATTCTTGCATCAAAATCTGCTGGGTCTTCCCACATCTTGTTGGTATCTTCAAATCTACCCTGCTTAATTCTGTCTACCCAAACTAAAATGTCTGGCTTGCCAAATGCTGCACGAGTAAGATCAGTTGGACAAATAAAATCTACAATGACTGGGGCAACGTCTTGTTTAGAAATAACTCTAGCAATTTCTCCTAGTCTACGTGCATGCTCAATTCTATCTTCTATAGTAAAACCAAGGTCAGAGTTGATGGTTGCTCTAACTTCATCAGCATTAAGATGAATAGCATTAATACGTTCTTTTAGTGCTTTTGCAAGTTCTGTTTTTCCAGAACCTGGTAGTCCAATTATTTGTATAATCATTATTGCTCCATTGTTAAGGCTTGCCAGGTAGTTGACCAGTCTTGCTTAGTCTTGTGTTTATTAAACTCTCTTGAAACTTCTCCACCTTCTAAGTATACTCCACCCCAAACGCCCCACTCTTTTCCAGAAACACCATTTGCAAAGCAGACTTTTCTAACTGGGCACTGCTTACAAAGTGCATCAACGCCATGCCTAGAATCTTCTTGATCTTCATATTTATCAAAATATAAATTTGTATCAATGCCTAAGCAAATTGCCTCATCTTTCCATAAATGCTGTTTCAAAGTTAATCCTTATACTTATTTGGTATGTCCCAACCATTACGACCAGGTTTATAAATTCTATGAAGATACCATTTATCTTTTACTCTAATGCCTACAGGAGAGGTTTTTGCTGTATCAGATTCTTTTAAATCAATTACATCCCACGCATGCCAAATAAGATTTTTGTTTTTACTTACAATTTTTTCCATTGTATTTAAACTTCTAATAATCACTTTTTCTCCTAATACTTAAAAAGACCAACATCAATGTTGTTTGCTTCTGCAGTTAAAACCAATTTTGATTTTGGTTCTTTTGGATTACTTAAAAAAGCAAAATAATTAATTTGATGTATATGCTCACTTAACCATACAGGTGCTACATTATAAAATTTAATTTTTTTGCCTCTTGCTTTCATTCCACGTTCTGACAAATTAGAGAACTCTGAAACAAAATTATTTATTTTTGATGGGCCAGCAGAGTAGATAATAAATTCATTATCTTCATCTTTCATTTCTGACAAGGCAACACTCATGGCACGTAGAAAGATGTTGTATTGATTAAACTCTTTTGTTCCCTGTACTGCCACTATCATCTGGTCCTACCCCTTGTTTTAAGTCATCAAGTATTGATAACATTCTGTCTAACTCTTTTGTTGACATATTTTCAATATCTAATGGTTTTGCTGTATTTTCATCTACCCTGCCATTAATAGCATCAGCAGTATAAAAAACATTATTTAATATCCAATATGCTTTATCTTTTTCTATTACTACTCTTAACATGTTTTTTTGAACATGTCTTTGAGATTGAGTAATAAACTTAGGCTTATCAAACCTTTGTTTTGGAATAACATTTTTAATCATTTCATGAACATCGCTTTGCCGATATTTAATTTTTTTTAAAAATGATATTCTTTTTTTATTTGATATCTTAATTATAGACCAGTAAGCCAGCAATGTCAAGCCTATAACTAATAAATATTCCATTTTATTTAGTCTTTTTAACTGATTCTTTGCTCAAACCTAAAACCATAGAGTTAAGTTTGTTAACTTCAAGTTGTAGTTTTAATGACTCTAGTTCTACGTCAGATAGTTTTTGCTTATAAAATGATATTAACTGAATTAACTCATTTTTTTCTAAATTATCCATATATCCCCCCCTACTTTCTTAGATCAAATGCAGTTCCCTGCCAGATTTTTTCTACTTTTTTCTTTTCTCTTTGTGTAATTGCACGGCTCCATGAAAACCCTGCATCTCCGCCCCAAGCATCCCACATAATTCTTCCATTGGATGGAAACTCTGGACCATCATAAAAACCTTTACCTTTTTTATCTACTTCGTGACGTGAAAAAAAAGAATACATTCTTTTAACAGTACTAAGAGACATTGCTGATCCATTTACAATATCAGTTGCACGACCCCAACCTACTGGAGTTCCTGCCCCCTTAGCCTTACCATCTGCCTTCCACTTTAAAGCACGACGAGCAGCAGCCTTCATACCAGATGTAGGTGTGTATGTATCAGCCATTTCTTTTTACCCTGTTTGTTTCATAAGATTTACCCCAAAAAAATGATCCAATCATTAACAAACCTATTACTAATGAATGCAAGAAATAAAATGTATTCATTTTGACTTCTTTTTTTCTTGCTTTACAGCACGTTTTTCTTTAAGAGTCATCTTTGGCTCTTTCTTTTTATTAGCATTGCCTTTTTGTTCTTTATTTGCCATGAGTTACCCCTGCCTTTGTTTTTGGATATGGACCTAAGTCCGCTTTAACACTACCGTCTTTTCTTAAACGAACAATTCTGCCGTCTTTAATTTGTATTGGATTAAAACCGTGATTTTTAAAATAAGATCCTGAAGATTTTTTAGACATTATTTTTCCAATGTCAAAGGATTAAACGCTCCACCCCAAACACTTTTGGTTGTAGATTTTGATTCTGATTTATAGGTACCACCACGACGTTTATATTCTTGAACTACCCAAGAGTTAGCAACAGCGGATGGATAAACATCAAACTTATCTTTTGCTTCTTGTACAACCCTTGCATAAAGTTTTGGATTGGATGGCTCACTACCACCACGTCTTGGTTTAATAAAATCTTCATATTTTGGTTTTGCTTTTCCCATGTTGTTATCCATTTCATTTAGTTTGCCAACGGGAACACAATTAGGAACCATGCGTCCACCTTTTTCTTTCATGCCACGTTGCTCATATCCAACCCAACACTTTTTTTCCATGTTGTCCCATTTATCTTCATCTTGATTATCTGAGTTATAAGATTTTCCTATTTGAACAGCATACATGTTTTCCATATCAGATTGCGATAACACTGCTGGAATTCCACTGCCAGTTGATCCTACTTCCATTACCATATCAACAGATACAGATAATGATTCAATTTTTACAACTTCTGACATGCGATGATAGAAAACATATGGTTGTTCTTCCCATGCGCCATCTTCTGCCTTATAAGCACGGACAATAACTGGTTTGTCATCTTCAGCATATTCCATTGAGTATTCAGAACCAGGAAGACCAAGTAAGCCAGGATTAGTCATAACATATTCAACACGGCCAGCCATGATTTCATTATCCTCATGGACAAACATTACAAAATCGCCTTCTACAATATTACTCATGCTTTTATTATATCAGAGTTATTTCTTGCGGGTTAGGCGTTTAAGTTCTTCTATAGCCCAAACATCCTGCTTTCGTAGTTTTGACATTTCTACGGGATCAAAAGATTTATCTGTAAGGGTAACTACTGGCTCTTTTGCTAAGAAATCTATGTCTACATAGGCTCTTTCCCATAAAGAAAGTATTTCAGCATTGACCCTGTTAAGATGATCATTATAAAGTTCTGGCATTAATTCTTTAATTTTAGGAGTAAATGAGTATAGTAATGA